CTCAAAGAAGAACGCATCTGAGAAGCGCAGAGTGAAGTAATCTTTAGGAGTGATACGAAAGTACGCTCGAATGATTTTCGAGTTCTTAGAAGTTATCTCTGTGAGAAAGCGATAGTAGTAGTTGTTGACTAGATTTGCATTTGTGTACTTGTAACCTGCGCCAACACCTATTTCTTTAGGCATACCAAATAGTATGTCGTAGGTAGGATTTGACAAAGAGTCATAGTGAAGCGTCAAAGGCAAAGATGTTTGATTGACATAACCTGTGTTTGCTAAGTTAAAGAACGCATAGAGTCGCCATGATACGCCTGTTTGTAGACCTGCGTAGTAGAAAATGCGCAAATCACCATCTTTTTGAGACTCGATGCTAGACAAAACAAAGTTCTTTTGAGCGTTCTCGTATGACTTGACTTGCGTAGGTGAGAATACGATGTCGATTTTCTTCTCTGTTTTGACAAATTGATTGTCTATCGAGTATGTGCGAGAGCCATAAGACGACTGATACTTCTCTTGATAGTACTTATTTTCGTCATCATTTGCGTCTTTGTACGAGAACTTGTAAGGATTGCCGTCTAGTTCACCCATTGGTACTAGTTCAACAGGTTGAGAGTAGTCTAGTTTTTGAGTCCAATCGACTTGAGCGCCATTGTAGAACTCATCACGAGGCACGATTCGCAACTTCTTTGGGTTGTCTTTGTCTGCTTCTATGTACAAGTTGAACATCTTGACGAATGACATCAACATCTCGCTTTGCTTTACTTCGCTATTCAAAAAGACTGAGAAGTCTACCGTTTCTCCATAGCCATAAGTGAAAGCGTGACAATCATTCTCATTGCTTGAGTTCGCTAGAATTGCTAGATTAAATTGACTATTGACAAGAGTCGCATTGTTTGCTGAATCGTAGACTTGTGTGAGTTTGAAAGTGACGCTATCGTTTATCTTTGCTTGACTTAATTTGTAGTGAATGTCTTGAGTCGTAGGCGGTCCAAATGTTTGTTGAAAAGTAGTAGTCTTGACAAGTGCGTTGTTGACATACATACCTATTGCGATTGTGAACTCGTTAGGCAAGTACACAGGTGAATAAGTACCTATACTACATTGCAAGTCAAGCGTCAAGTCAAAGACATAATCACCTGCGACAGGCACTACATAAGCACCTGTAGAAGTGTTATAGTTGTTGCCGTTATCAAAGTTGCCACTAGTAGAGTCGTTGTTAAATAGTAAAGGCGTTCCTATCGAGAGAATCTGTGTAGTCGTTCTACTTGCTCTGTATCGTCTTTGTTCGAGAACATCTGCGTCAACCGTTAGTCCATTTGGCGGTGGTATGACTAAACGCTTGAATCTATCGCTATTGAAGAACGAGTCATTCGTGTAAGTGTAGCCATTGATGTCGAACATCTCATCTACGATTGTCTTTGCGTAGAGACAAGGTGTCATCCATGCGACTTCGTATTGAGTGATGTTGCGAATGTTTGAGTAACCTCTATCGAACATTGCGTAGACATAGCCTGAGCCATATGCAAATGCTTGCGATGAGCCATTCTTTGTGATTGATGTTGCCCATGAGTCAACGACTGCGCCACTAGAGAGAGTGTGATTGTACTCGCTAAAGCGTAGAGCATTTAGTTTCTTGTCTGCTAGTGCGGTAAACAAGTCAGCGACTTGACCATGAATAGAGACTTGATAAGTGATGTGAGTTGAGTCATCGATTGTGATTGAGATAAGACGCAAGATGCCTCGTAGTTGCTCGATGCCATCACAAAAGACGATACAAGTTGCTTTTGCGTTAGGGTCAAATGACGAGCCAAAAACGGTTTGCTCTACTTCAAATAGATGAGAGAAGAGTTGGTTGTTTGCTTTTGTTCCCGGTACATCTATCGTCTTTGTCCATTCGCTAGAACGAGACGCAGGTTCTCGTATGTCAGCGATTGAGCGAGTGATAAGTACATCAGGCGCTTTAGTCAGTTCTAAAGGCTGACCATTTACAATTACTTCTATCATTGTCTTTGACGCTTATTTTCAAACGAGTACACGACATCAAACTCTATGTTGAACACTTTGTCTTGAACATGACGCTTAACTTCATATGTGTTCGTATCTACATTGACAGCGACTAGAGTGATGCCATCGTACATAAACACGACAGGTGATTCAATTAAGTCACGAAGCCACTCGCTTTGTTGTTCTGTTATCCAATTTGAGAATAATTTGACTCTATGAGTTGAAAGTGTGTCGTAAGTTTTTAACTTAAAAGATGATGTTTCGTAAGCGTAAGTAGCGCCTAGAGTATATGGGTTTGACTTATACTGCTTTCTCTCGATTGAGTAGTTGTCTCTACGCACTTTGTCAAAGCGAAACGAGTCAAAGCCACCTAGTGAATTAAGAAAGAAGATGTCTGTCGTGTCGTACTTTGAACACTCATCAAATAGAGTGATGCGATAAGTCTCGCTTAGTGTAGTACCACCATTCTTCAGAACGATGTCGTAGTATGTAGCGCCTGCAGGTATTGTCAACTGCGAGCCACAAGGAATGCGCACGACTTGAAATGTAGGCAGTGCAATCGTTTGCGTAGTGCTATCGCTATAAGTTACTACTGCGCTTGTTGCTGTGTTGCGAATAGCGTAGAGAAAGTCTTTTTGTGTGCGTGATATTGTCTTTGAGCGTAGAGGCGTTAAGAACTTGCCACTACCATTCATTGTGTATTGACCGCTATACGAAACTAAGTCGATAGGATTAAGCGATGCGTTCCACACGCTACCTGTTGCGCTCGTCAAGTTTAAGTACTCAGTGATTGTGCCTGTCGGTGAAGTAGAAAACTCATAGCCAAACTCAACAGAGTAGTCTTTGATAGAGTTTGTGCAACCACTTGCAGAAGTGTCATTGAGATTAAAGTCATACGATACATAGTTTTCTAGAATACGACCTATGTTAAAGACACCTTTGTTTGTAGAGCCATAGTAGATAGGCGTTTTTAGTTTAGCGATAGAAGCGCTATTGACTTTGACATCGCCTATGAACTTGAAATTGTCTTTCGTGTAGATTGCACCACTAGACTCAGTGATGACAAAGTTCGTGTCGTTGTACGCAGGTTGATATGCGTTCGGTTGTTGTGTGATAGAGAGAGCCACACAATAAAATAGCGAAGCATGACTCTCGTCTCAAAATGAAGAGAGAGACCTTGTGAGTCTCTCTCGTTTGTTAGAAAATGATGTTGATGTTTTTTTGTACAAATACCAACCATTCACGCATCAAGATTTGTTCGTGTTCTGTTAGATGCCTTTTGTCTTTGACTAGTGCAAGTTGACCAAGTGACTCTAGTGTTGCGTTCACTAGAGTTTTGAGTTGTTCGTTTGTTCTGTCGATGTATGTTGTTTTCATATCGGTTTATATTATTTTTTGATTTCACATTTTGCGCAACAATACTTTGTCCATGATGCGTCTTGTAATTTGAGATGAAATTGCTCTAGTGTCAAAGCATCGTTCCATTGATTTGATAAACCACAAATAGTGCGTTGACCATTTTTTGTGGCGTGATACATTTGTTGATTTTTGATTTGTCTCATGATTGTAAAATAGTGGGGCAATTAAGCCCCCTCGTAAATTACTCTTAACATTTGGTAGTCATAATTTACATCACCTCGGTTTTCATATTGTTGAACATAATTTGGTGAAAGAGCAACATGAATTTGTTTTGCTCCCGCTCTTAAAATAGTGCAAACATATTCTTCACGAGTAATGTGGCAAGTAAGGGCTACCTTGGTGTTGCCGTTTCTAAATGCTGTTAAAATTTCTTTGTGTGTCATATCTATACATCAAAAGTAGCACTTTCTTTCACATATGCAAGACATTGTACAAATTTATTTTCTATTTATTTGTTTTTATGACAAATCTATGACAATCGTGTGTCACGCTTATTTGAATTAATGTGACTTAAATGTATCAAAACGCATATAAAATGTGCGCTTTATCACTCGTTATATGTCAAAACATACACGAATGATGCAAAAAGACGACATAAGAATTGGAAAAATTCATGCACTATGAAAACTATAAATCGACACTATTCGCAAAAAGTGTCAATCTTTAGTAACAAATAAGCGCTACCATTTGTTACAGCATCTCGTTCAAGCACGCTGTCACATAAGAGTTGAATCCTCTTGCGCTTGCGTTCTCAAGTCGTTTGTTGCGTTCGCTTGTCTTTGCTTTGTAGAAAGCGATAGTGTTGAAGAACTCGATGAGCGACATATCTAGATAGAACTGCCATTGTGTGCGATTGCCACGAGACATAGCGTCTATGAGATTGAGCCACGAGAAAGGACTTATGTCGTCTCTAGTTTCGACATCTCCTCCGTCAAATAAGACAGGGTAGCGTTCAACAATAGAGGATAGACTGCCAAAGAAAAAACTGCATAAGAGTAAGCGATGTCACATCTCAACGACTTGAAGTCTTCGCATCGTTGTTCAAAGTCTTGTGCTATCTTGCCTTTTGATATCTTGACTCTTCTATTGAAGATGTCTACTCTATACGATAGCATCGCTAGAATCTTGTGCAAGTTCTCGATGATGTTCTCTGCGTTGATTTGTTGCAACTCGATAAAGTGGTGAGCATTCATCTCTTGAGCGTTTGCAATTAGTTTGTAGCGTTTGCCTAGATGCTTGAACTTAAACTTCGCTTTTGATGATGGTAGTTCGTTCAAGAATGCGAGTCTCTCAAATCGCTTGAGTAAGTCTTCAAGAGTCTCTTCTTCTAGCACATCGATGTCTTCGTTCGTGATGATAGCGAGAGTGTGTAGTTTCTTCTCGATGCCTTCAAAGTGTTCGATTGAATGCAGTTCTTGTAGTTGTGCGATAGTTATGTCTTTCCAATTCATAGCGTTTCAATTTGGTTTGAGCAATGTGCATTTTTTACACTATGCAAAATAAAATGTTCCTGCTCTATTTCGTTTCTTGCAATCTAAAGCAAGAGCGAGTGACATGACGCAGTCATCATGCAGTCCGCTAGGTGCTGTGTATCGTACACCCGTACGAGTATACTCAAACTCAAATGACTCCATTTCATACCCAATCGGGTTCTCAGGAAAGCGTATCTCTTGTCTTTGTACTTCTAAGACTAGACCTTCGATGAGTTGTTGTTTTGATTGTGTTGTAAACTTGAAGCCTTGCGCTCGTGTGCAAACTCTTTGAATCTGCTCTACAATCGGGTCGCCGACACCTGTCGAGTCTATAAACGATGGCGTGTTTTGTATCAATCGAATTATCTTCGCTTGTGTTTGCCCCCAATCTGCTTGAAAGCGTTCGCAATAAGCGACTTCGTTGTTTGCGTTTAGTCCTATTATGACGGTATAATCTGAGTATTTTGCAAGGTCAATACCATACGCTACTACTTGAGATTGAACTACTTCTTGATAGCACGCTTGAATGTTCGTGACACCAAATGGATTTGACTTGTCGTCTTGTGGCTCTGCTAGATACAACTCATTAAACACATGAAGAGGCAAGTCTCGCTTTGCTTGTTCTATCTCTTCTAGTTGTAGTATGCCTTCGTTGACTGCATCGTAAGCAGTTATCTTAAAGTACTCATAGTCTTGCTCACCTAGTTTTGCTCGTTCACCTAGTTTATAGAACCAATTCTTTTTGCCTTTGACATTACCAATCAACTTGCATTTGCCTTGTGTTGCTGTAAGCGTAGAACGCAGAGCATACCACGACTCTTCTCTTGCACGAGATGCTTCATCAAACACCGCGGCATATACATCGTCACCATACAAGTTGTCAGGCTTCTCTGCGCTCTTGAACTCGATTCTTGCACCTGTTGGTAGAGTGAGCGTCAACTTGCTCTCGTTCGATTGAAAGAAAGACCTATCTGTCACTTGTGTCTTCATTCTACGAAAAGCAATCTCTGCTTGTTGATATACAGGCGCAACCCACCAAACACTCTGATTTTCTTTGAGAGCGAGTGCTTGTTCAAACAACCAAATGATGTGCGATGCTGTCTTACCTGTTTTAGTAGACGCACTCGTGATAGTATATCTTGCTTTTGAGTTCAAGATATTCGTTTGATATGTCGTGAGTTTTGGTCTCGTATATTCTATTTGCACAAACTTTCGTAGAGTTTAAGTCTTGAGATGTTCCATAGTTTTAAGTCGTGAAACTTGCGACAATAAAGCGCATTCGATTCGCCTAGATGAGTAGCGTTTTGAATTGCTTGTTTGATTGACTCGTACCATTCGTCAGGCTTTGCAAAGATGACACCGCCATTGTCGATGTGATTCGTGTAAGGTTCTACTGCGCTCACTACAACAGGCACTTCATACGCACTTGCTTCTAGTATCTTCAACTCGCTCTTGCAAGAATTGAACGATGTCGCTGTAAGTGGTGCAACTACTAAGTCAAAGTGTTTGTATACTTCACCATATGCGCTAGCGTTCGTACCTCGTACGACATGAAACCAATCACCTGAGAACATCGAGACAATTTGATTCCAAATGTCATTGTCAGTGTAGCCACAAAGATAGAAGTCAGCGATGCCTTCTTCGCCTATACGAGTGATTGCGTCTACGATTAGTTTCAAGTCTTCGTGATGCGTGATGCCACCTACCCAACCTATCTTGAACTTCTCGTTGTCTGTGCGTGTGTGTTTCCATTGCTCGTGTTCGTAGTCTAGACAATTAGGTAGAACTACTACATTCTTGTTGAACTCTTTGACTTTCTTTGCAAGTTGTGGTGTCGTACAAGTCACAGCGTCAGCGTAGTAGATAGCGTCTTTGATTGCGCTCTTTATGCCTTGGCGATACGCCCAATAAGCGGGGTTGTATTTAGGCAACACCCAATAGTCATCGACATCAACTACATAAGGCGTCTTTGCTTTTGTTATCTTCTTCAAGATATCGTAGTGATAAGGACCTAACCAACGATTAAACACTATCAAGTCATAGTCTTCAAAGCGTACTTTTTTGAGCATCGTCTCGCTATCTTGTGCGATGTCGATTGTAGCGTGACCATCAAGTTGTAAGCGCATAAGAGGCGTGTATACTCTGTGATATATCACGCCATTCATTCCGTCTGCTAGTGCAAGTATTCTCATTCGTTTGGTGGTATTGGGATAGGCATCCAAAATTGAACTTCTATCAGTCTGTTTGTGTACTCGTCAATCCACATATCATCGATGTATCTTGCAATCGTTGTGATGTTGCTCGTGCTTATTACAAGTTTCAACTCATCGTCTTGAGGCGGTAGACATTCTACGCCTCGCCATGTCTTTCTCATTTTGCTTTAGGCACTGATATAGAGTGAGTCGCTTTTGATTTCTCGTGAGGTGCTTTCATGCGATTGCAGTTGATACGAACATCGCCATATTGATTGACAATAAGTTCACCGCTTTCAATAGCGTCATTGAGTTTCTTGATGTTGATTGAGAGATTGATTCCGTACTCATTCTCCCATGCGTTTCCGATGTATGTTGTCATTAGTCTAGTTTTAGTGTTATTCTGATTGGTTCTTCTGTTCTGATTGTAGTCTCTACTTCTTCTTTTGGTTTGCCATGCACTCTCGTCAACAATGTCTCTAGTGAATACAGAGAGTTCTTGTCGTGTGATTTAAGCAAAGCACCTGCAACGATGCGCTCAAGTATCGTGTAGTCGTTTGACTTGTCGATTGCTGTAAGTTCTTCTCGTGACATTGCGACCATGTTCATCAATGTTTGATTGATATCGTCTTTTGAGTAGCCTAAGCCTTTTAGTTGAGTGACTAATTTCTTAGGTCTACCTGTTGGATTTGACACTTCACCTTTCTTAAAAGGTTGTAAGTTGGCAAGTTGTTTTTCTGTTGGCATCTTTTTCTTTGTTATCTCATTATTTATGACGCATCTCAAGTGCTTTGCGATGCTTGTCTTTTAGCATTTCTTTGTATCGTTTTTGGTCACCAAATTTAGCATGACACTCTCTACACAACGCTTGAAGATTTTCAATCACATCCGGCTTTGTTGTTCCACCCATTCCACGAGCTTCAAGATGATGGATATCAATTGCAGTATGCCCACACACTTCACAAGGAATGAAGTCGCTGATGTCATAGCCAAAGTGATTCATATAGATTTGGGTGTGTTTCTTCAAAGTATCAATCCTTCCTCGCTTAATAACTCACGCAAATAGTCACGCACTTTGACCAATGCTTCCACAACTTCTTCAGGTGTTTCATCCGATGCGTACTTTGTCCGTGTTCTCAATTCGTTGTCGAGTTCTGATACGATGCACTTCCACTTCCATCCGTCAACTGCATCTTCAAATTGATGGCGTTCTTCGTCAAGATTAAATTCAAGTATTGCTTTCATCTCCAAATGTTTGGTTGTAGTATTGTTGTGAAAAATCTTCTGCACTTTGTCGTTTTTCAAGATATTCTAAACCATAAGGCAAATTATTAAGATGAATAAACATATCCATTTGAGCATTTTTAATTTCATCCTTTCGCATTGCTTCGGCTTGTTCAAGTGCTTTGTCAATATCAAATCCTCTCAATCTCAAATTGATGTCTTTTTTGATTTGTTCAACCAACCACTCAATGCTACTTTGTTTATTGTTGCTCATTGTTTTTTCTTTTTCCATAAGTTCTTTAAGTTCTTTTTTTCTTTGTTCTCTTCGTTGTTCTCGGTTTTCAATACGCCATTTGTTTTTTTCTATTGAATCGGTTTTATAAGCGGTGGCTAATAGGTGTTTGATTTTATCATTCATTGTTACCTCCTTTCTCCCTTGCAAAAATCTTAAATGTGTTTCCATTGCCATCACTAAATACAATGTTTGAAGTACTAGTATCACCAATTGTAAGGTTCATTTCTCTTTTTCCATTAATGTATTCAGCAATCATTACTGGTACATCATTATTAAATTGAAATGCCCATTCTAAGTTATCAATTTTATGGTTTACAATTCCTATTGCCGTTTGTTGTTTAT